TGGCGATCTTAATTATTATGACTTAATGGAGTTAACTTCAGCTTATTTAGGAATGACTGGTAATGCGTTTTGGGAAATTGTAGAGACTAACGGATTGCCTACTGGAATAAATGTTTTGCCTGCTGAATATACTACCTGCATACTTTCTGATGATATGCGTGTTAAGGGATATAGGACTTTTAACGGAATTTATGAACGTAATTACACTAAAGACCAAGTAATACATTTTAAGAATGCAAGTCCTGGATTATTTTGGCGTGTATGGAATAATGCTTTAGTGACGGGCTTGTATGGTATGGGTGATGCTGAATATGTTTTGGATGAAATTTACCTATACAATTCAATTAACACATTCCTTAGAGCATTAACAGAGAACAATGCAATACCTAGTGGGCTTGTTAAATATACTGGTGGAAGATTAGATAAGAATACAATGCAGGATGTACAAGCTCAGTGGGATAAGACAATGAGGACTTGGAAGAATGCAGGCAAGACTAAGGTAATGGATTCAGATTTTGATTTTGTACCTTTATCATTACCTCCTAAAGATTTAGATTTTATGGAAGGTAGGCAGTGGTTACGAGGTGTTATTGCTAATGCGTTTGGTGTTCCTGAAGATTTAATGACATCAAGTAATTCTAATCGTGCTTCATCTTCTACAGCAATTCATCAATACATGAAATATACAATTTTGCCAAAGCTTAAGAGATTAGAAGAAAGGCTTAATTCTCATTTATTGACTAAGTTTGATGATAATTTATTTTTTACATTTGAAAGTCCTGTACCTGATGATAAAGCAATTAATATTAAGCAAGAAGACCAAGATTTAAAGAATGGAGTTCTTACTATTAATGAGATAAGGACTAAACGTGGATTAGAGCCTGTTGAGTGGGGTAATAAGCCTTATTCTATTAATCTTGATATTGTTGAAGCTAATGCACAAAACAATCAAGGACAGATTAATGATGAAACTACACAAACTGACCATAATCAAGAGAATTTAAATGGTGCAGGAGAAGGTAGTAGAGGAGAAGGCACTATTGAATATGGGACAGGAGATAAGACAGAAAATTCAAATGAAGATGTTGATTCAGTAAACAGACCTATAGAGGAATAATATGAAAGAGATAGTAAAGGCAGACAGTTTAATTCCATTCCTTAATCAGAAGAATAAGTATGATTTAAAATACAATAAAAATTCTATGATTGAGCGTAAGGAGATATTTATAGGCAAATCAGAAAGTATTAATGAAAATGATCTTACTGTTGTTTGTGTAATATCTACTCAAAATCCAGATAGAATGGGTGATGTAGTTGTATCTGGCGGTATTAAGACGGATGAGTTTAAAAAGATAAATTCAGTATATTGTAATCATGACTACAGTTTACTACCTATAGGAACTTGTGAAGAATTAATTCATAAGGATGGAGTTATTGAAGCTAAAGTTAAGTTTATTAAAGATGATGAACTTAGCATGAAGCTTTTTAATCAACTTAAGAATGGAGTAAGATTAGGTGCAAGTATTGGATTTGATGCAGAAGATGTAGTGCTTAAAGGAACTAAGACTTTTGATGAAGTTTGTAAGTCTTTAGGTATGGATGTAGGCTCTTATCAAAAAACTCAGAGAATTATTAAGTCTTGGATGATGTATGAATTCAGTCTTTGCTCAATTCCTGCTAATGCTGAGTGTATGACTAAATCATTAGAAGTTAAGGAGAATGATGAAGCTAACGAAACTAACGAAGAAGCAGAGATACCTAATACTGATGTTGGGTCATCTAAATCTGATGAGACAGAAGAGAAGCCCAAGGAAACAGAAGAAGTAAAAGAATTATCTCAAGGCGCTAAGGTAGAATCTGAAGAACATTCTGACGTTGCTGAATATCTTAAAGAGCAAGGAATTGATTGTGGTAAAGTATTTGAAATGATTGCTTCAGCTCATACTAAGGAAGATCCAGATTATTATAATGAAGAAGTTGAAGAAGTTGAAAAGTCAGAAGATGTATTAGTTACTCATCCATTAAAAGAAGAAGAGCCTATAGTTAATCCTATAGAGCCTAAGAAGATTGTAATAATACCTCAAGTAAAACGTCATATTCAGGTAATTAAGACTCCTGACGATGATGATGCATATATTAAAACATGTGTTGAGGCAAGGATTAAGGGAAAAACTAGGGTGGTTATTATTTAAATTAAAAAGAAATATTATAATGAAAGGTCAATCTGTAAAAGGAAGATCTAATCATTTAATCCAATTAGGAGAAAGTATGAAGGTTAAAATTATTGTTGATGGTGAATATAAGTGTGGAACAGTTATTGAATGTGATGACCAAACTGCGAAGGAATTTATTGAAGCTAAATCTGCTGAAGTATACACAGAAGAAGTAGCCAAGAAGGATGCAGAGGTTGTACAGGATAAGATTGATTCCGAAGTTAAACAAATTAAGAAGGAGTCTAAAATGACTACAGAAGTAAAGGGCGATGTTGCTGAATTTAAAGGTGACATTCAGTCGGTTAAGGGTCCAGTTTCAGAATGGAAGTCAATGAATGAGTTTCTTCGTGCAGTAAGAGATGCAGAAGTTAAGCATGTTGTTGACCCTCGTTTGATTGAGCAGAAGGCATCAGCGGGTATGGGCGAAGATAGTAACGGTATTGGTGGCTATCTTGTTCAGCATCCTCTATGGAATCAGGAAATTTTTGCAGCTTACATTGATTCTGCTAAGATTGCTCCTCGTTGCAGACAGTTTGTTGCTGAGCCTTATGCAAACGGTCTCAAGTTTAAGCAAGTTAAGGAAACATCTCGTCAGACTAATTGGTTTGGTGGGATTCAGTTCTATGAAGTTGATGAAGGTGTTAGTGTTACAGACTCTAAGCCCGATTTCAATCAACTTGACGTACCTATCAAACAGATTGGTGCGCTATACTACCTAACACAGGCATTAGTTGATGATTGTCCTAACATCAGCTCGTTTGTTGCAGGTAAAGTTGGTGAAGCATATGGTCAGGTAATTGATAGAGAAATTCTTAGTGCAACCTTGGGCGCATTTACAGCTCAGTTAGGTCACTTAAGTACTGTATCTCTTCCTCCTGCTGGAACTTTTCCTACCGCTAATGAATTGGCAATAATGTACAATTCAATGAGCGCAGGTAGTTTAGCTAGAGCAGAATGGTATATGAGTCATAAGCAGTTTGGTCAGTTGATGAATTTGGTATCAACTCCTGCTGTTACTGGTTACGGTTCATTCCCAATCATGACTGTTGATGCTAAGTCCGCTGTTGGATATAGCTTATTCGGTCATCCTATTAATATCCTTGAACAAGCAACTGCAACAAACACTGCTGGTTCAATCATATTTGCTGATTGGTCGAATTATGGTATTGTAACTAAGGGAACTCTTACTCCTCAGGTTGCAATGTCGCTTCATGTTAAGTTTGATTCTAACCAACAGACTTATCGCTTTATAAGTCGTGCTGGTGGAGCGCCTCTTAACTATTCTAAGGTACTATTGAAAGATGGCACCTATGTTTCGAGCGTTGTCAGTACGTAAGTTATAATCATTGTTCAGGTGGGTCTTAGTTAATTCTAAGACCCACTTTAATTGATTGTAACTGTTCTTTTAAACTTTTAAATGTATATTGTTATGTAGTAATTGTCATCGTGAACTACATTACAATTTAAATCATAACGATGATATCCTTACATAACGGGGATGGAGATAAGTATGAACAAAGAGAACAGAAAACAGATTGGCGAATATCTTAAGAAAATGATTACCAAGGCTTCTGCTGGCTTAGGTGAAGAAGCTGGTAATGCAGGTGCTAATTTAACAAGACCAGAGATCCTTAAAGACATACTGGCTCCTGAATTCATGACTGGATCTATATATGAACGTTGTAAACATTATGACGTTTCAGATAAGGCTAATGGTCTTTTCATGAATATCGCTAAACAGACTGATAGAACAATTGCTTCTGGTATTTTAGGTGGATTTACTGCTTATCATATTGATGAAGGTGTTCCAGTTACTCCTTCTAATGGTCAATTTCATCAGGATCAAATTGACTTACATCAAATTGGTGTATTATGTAAGGTAACTAATGCATTAAGGCAGGATTCTACTGTTCTTACTCAATATCTAGGTGATGGTCTTAAGGAAACAATTCAGTACTGGACTGATTATGAAATTCTTTATGGCGATGGCTCTACTGGTTGTAATGGCATTTTAAATACTGGAGACAGAGTTACTAAATATATTACTGCTGCTTCTTCATTAACCGTTCAGAACATTAAAGATATGGTTAAGTGGTATTATGGTGGAAAGAATGGGGCTTGGGTAGTGGGACGCGACATTTATTATGAAGTAGAGAATTTATTTGCAAACACATTAGCTCTTAAGTATAAAGATAATGGTGAAGCTCTATTATTCGGTTATCCTATACTTAGAAAGGATACCGTTAATGCTCGTTGTATTGTTCTTGGTGACTGGTCTCAATTTTTAGTTGTCCAGAAGCCTATAAGAGAAGATGTTTCTGACCATATGATGTTTGATACTAATGAAAGTGTATTTAGAACAATTTATCGTCTTGGTGGTATGCCTACTTGGTATTCAGCTATAAAAGAACAAAGTGGACAGGTTACTTGGCCATTCGTTAGCATAGATACTCAAGATACAAGAAGCTCTAGTTCTTCAAGCTCTTCAGGTTCTTCAAGCTCAGAAAATAGATCGGAAGAGCACACGTCTGAACTCCAGTCACAGCACTTCA